GTCCAAAGCCAAGGGTATCTTGGACGCACTCAAAGGTAAATAAGGTCGTGCGGACGCTCCCGGTCATCGCCTTGCTGGCCCTGACTGGGTGCGCCACGTTTCGCCCTGAGTTGCCCAAGCAGCCTGATGCCCCGACCAAGGAGTCGGTGGTAACCACGCTTGGGCAAGACCTCGATAAGACGGATCACCGCGTCGGCGCTGCCTTGGTGGCCATCGAGCGTAATGCCGATAAGCCGAAGGTCGTGGTAGCTGAGTCCCGACTAGCCCAGTCATATCTTCCACTCCCCCCGCCTTCGGATATTGAGTTTGCGGTGGCCCGTGCAGCCAAGGGTAGCGAGGTCGACTACGCCAAGCAGATGGCCTTTGGCCGTCAGTTGGCAGCGGCGGTGACGGTTGCATGGGACCGCCTTGAGAAAGACCAAGCCGAGGCCAAGCGAGTCTCCGGCCTAAAGGATGCCCGCATCGTCGAGCTGACCGCCGAGGTCGAGCGCGTCAAAGCCGAGGGTAGCAAGAACGTCTGGACCCTACTCGGGGCTGGCCTGTTCGCCGCCGGCGCATTGACCACCACGTTTTTAGGTCCACGCCTGGGCGTGCCGCTACTGGCCTGTGCAGCTCTGGCGGGATCGGTGCCATTCATCTATGACAGTCCAGCCTTCATGTATGTGATGATTGGCACCATTTCGGTGGCCGCTGGACTCCTGCTCTGGTGGCTCTGGGATAAAGTTTCCGATGCCGTGCAAGACAAGAAGGATGACGAACAACTATTCAAGGATGACGAACACGATGGCAAAGCCTAAGACCCCACGGATCATAGTCCGACCCCTGCCCGGTGACACCGCCGGCCTCGCCTGCAAGGTGGATAACACCATTGAGATTGACCCAAATATTACCGAACGCGAACGCTGTCGCGTGACCGTGCACGAGGCCCTCCATCTAGCAGATTGGGACTTACCTGAAAAGAAGGTCGACCGTATCTCACGCAAGATTGCCGACGTCTTATGGAAACAAGGCTACCGCAGAAAATGAAACCACCAGACGACGCAATTCAGAGTTTGAGTTTGATTGAGCAGATTAAACAAGGTGGGTTTACAGCTGTGCTTATCGGCATGGCCGGCATGGTTGCCCGCCTGCTGTTGTCCAACGAGCAGGGTATGACATGGGGCAAGGCTCTTCGCCACGTCCTTGCGGCTGGCATCGTAGCCTGGCTGGTAGACCAAGGGCTTACCGACGTATCAATGGCAAGCGGCCTGAAGACGGCCAGCCTTGGGGTTGCTGGTGCTACCGCTACGCATATCGTGGACTTCGCCGTGGACTGGGTGAAGGCACGCGGCAAAGCAGAGGTGGCTAAAATCTCACCAAAGAAAGGACCGACCCGTGCAAAGAAAAAGCCAAGACGCTAAACCGATCAACGTGCTTGAGGTCGCTTTGGTTGGCACGCTGGCCATCGCCTGCGCCATCTGCGTTCGGCTATGGTTCATCATGGGTCAGATACGCAGCGCGCTCACCGACCCAAACGCCATGGCCTTCATCATTACGGAAGGCGCCGTCAAGAGTGACTCGCTCTCAGCGGAGACCCAGATTGCCAACGCTCAATCCGGCTTCCGCGACACCGAAGGAGCCTTGGCTATATTCTCGGTATGCCTCGCCATGATTGGGCTGGCGTTAATCATGCGCTTCTTGAAGGCAAAGAAGGCGAACGGAAATTGACGGCGCCGCGTAGGTGTTCAGGCGAGTGGTGGGCGTAGACCCGCATAACGGTTGGCAGGCTGTCACCGAGGACGCCGGCAACCTGGAACAAGGGGATGCCAGCCCGCGAAGCGAGCGTGGCCCAAGTATGCCGCAGGGCGTGCGGGCTAATCTGCATAAACTTCTCATTCTGCGTGGCCATGTAGGCGTTGGCTTTGACGCGGTCGAAGGCGTGCTGAATGGAGTAGGGGCTGACGAGTACCCATTCGGTATCCGCTGACTCCTTGGCCTTGGCCAGCACCTTGGCCAGCCGCTCGGACACAGGCACCGCTACGCGGCGCTTGTTGGTACGCTGGCCGCCATCGTTCTGGAAGTGGATGACACCGGCCACCATGTCCACCTGATCCCAGCGTAGCTGCTCGATAGCCTTCTTACGGGAGGCGGTATCCAGCGCAAGGGCCGTGAACAGGTAGCCCCTCCCACCCTGGCGTTCGGCTGCTTGCCACAACTGCTCGGCCTCGGTCTCATCCAGCCAGATGTCCTTCGGGGGTGGGGGCATGGGCAGGTCGATGTGCGGCATCTCGGACTGAGCCATGCGACGGTGGCGGATGGCGTGGTTAAACGCGGCCACCAGACAGTTGAGTTCCCGGCGAAGGGTTCCGCTTCCGACCGGGTGGCCGTTGACCTTGCCCTGTTCTCGGCGTCGACGGTAGGTCATCATCACATCTGGCGTCAGCTCGGACGGGGTCTTGTCGCCCAGCTCGGCGGTCAGACAGCGAGCGCAATCCTCCTGCCTCTGCTTGTCCACCACGACCTGTTCGACGTGCTCGGTGAGGTAGGCGTCCAACGCCGACCGTACCGTGACGTGGCAGGCCACGGGTGCGTTCCTTTCGATGATCCAGCGGGCGAAGACCTGCTCGGCTTCAGCGCGCACGGTGTGCTTGGTGGATAGGCGGTGGCTGCGGCGTCCTTCGGTCCAGCGGACCTCCCAGATACCAGCGTTGTTGGCCGCGAGACGCGGTCCGTTGTTTGCTTTAGGCATGTCGGTTTGTCGGTTATGACGCTACCCAGAAACCCTAATTGGCGTAGGAAGTCAAGCCATCCTAACATTTGTAGATTGCCCGCTTGACTCTCGGCAAAACATGGTCACAACTATGCCTTCAACCGAATGATTACTCTCGACGCAAAACGCATCGTGAAACGCTTTGGCGGCCGCATTGAACTGTGGCGCCGGCTTTCCGCTAACGGCCAGCACATCTCCGTTAAGACGATTGAGAAGTGGATGGAGCGTAACTCTATTCCGTCCGCTCGCCTGCTTGTCCTGATCGACCTTGCGAAGAAAGAGAAACTTCCTCTCGACCTGGACGAATACACCATCAAGTCTAAATAACCTTTCCCCCAAACCGACATGACCGACATCATCAAGACCAAGACCACGGCAGAGCTTCACGCTTTCGCCTCCGAAATCAGCGAGGCCATCGCCTTCCAGAAGGCGACCCTCGACTCCATCAACGGCGAGCTGCTCGCCCGCTATGGTGACATCTTCACCAACGAGCTGGCCGCCGCCGGCAAACAGGAGGGCGAAGTCAGTCGCGAGATTGACGGCGTCAAGATGACCTTCGCCATCAAGCCCAAGGTCAAGTGGGACGGCAAGAAGCTGGAGGCCATCGCCTCCACCCTGCCTTGGGCCACCGTGACCAAGGTGTTCAAGATTGAGTTCTCGGTACCCGAGAAGACCTACAAGGCTATGACCGATGACGGCCTCCTCTCCAAACTCAGCGACGCCCGCACCGTCGAATACTCCGACCCCAAGGTCGTCTTCTCCAAGTAATCTCCCAACCCAAAACCGACACATGATCAAAATCATCAAGGCCGATGAGCGCCAGAAGCTCATCCCCAAAATCAACATCGCCCTGTTCGGCCCTTCGGGGGTCGGCAAGACGACGCTCGCCCGCACCCTCGACCCGAAGACCACGCTGTTCGTGGACCTCGAAGCCGGTACCCTCGCCATCCAAGGCTGGCAGGGTGACGTGCTCGATGTCCGCGCTACGGCGCAGGCTCTCGGCGCCCACCCGTGGGAAATCGCCCGTGCCCTCGCCGTGTTCATCGGCGGTCACGATCCGTCCGATGCCGCCGGCCCGTACAGCAAGACCGCCTATGACCAGGTTGTCGCCATGTTCGGCCCGCACATCGACCTGTCGAAATACAAGACCGTCTTCGTGGACTCCATCACCGTCGCCTCTCGCGAGTGCTTCAAGTGGTCGATGACCCAGCCCGAAGCCTTCTCTGAGAAGAAGGGCAAGCAGGATACCCTCGGCGCTTACGGCCTCCTTGGCCGCGAGATGATCCGCTGGCTCACCCACTTCCAGCACGCCCCCGTGTCCATCATCATGGTCGGCATCCTCGATG